GTCGAGACCAGCACAAGACACCCGATGCGTTGGTATTATTTACTGTGAAATTGCCAATATACTGCGGTTTTGATAACAAATACTTCAGATTCATCTCATCTATATCGGTATCAAAGATATAATCTCTAGTAATTCGATCAAAATCCATAAAAGGGTCTAATTTTTCAAAAGACACTGGTTTATCAGTAACACAGGCCATCTGTCTTTCGACAACCATATTTTTGGTTTTAATTTCAGGATGATTAGGGTTATGTAAGCCTGTTAAAGCTCTCACACCTGACCTTCCTACATCTAATATGTCTCCTGAAAACCTTTTTGCGACAGCAAATACACCATCAATCGCTTTAGTTGCTGCAGCTGACAGATCTGAAACAATACCCTCAGCATTAAAGTACTGCACGTCACAATGAGGTATATAAAATTCAATCTCGTTGAATATAGCAAATACCGAAACTGATAGAGAAACTGAACCAGACGTTGGAGCAACAAGAGGGTTCATAACCTGTATCATTAAATCGGCATAATCACCAAATGAAGCGTAGGGAGAAATAGTATTGTTGGCAACATCACATTTTGTTAGCTTACCATTTACATAGAACGGAACTTCCAGAGCAACAGGCGTAGACTCATTTGCGGATAAGAATACGTGTGGGGCAGCCATACCAGACCCGACCCAACTCTGTGATATAGACCTATCTACTGTTAATGGTTTTTCATAATAACCTGCTGGAACTGTGTAAGCTAAAAGCATTCCCTGATGCATTGGTGTTCCAGCAACTTGCAACATTAAAGTAACTTTAGCTCGATAAAGAGCTGAAGCTATAAAAGGAATTTGAGATAGCTCATTAATAGCAATATCCTTTGGAATGCTCAATGAGTCTATAATTGTGAATCGTTGTGATGTATTTGTCCAGGTTGCATTTTTAATAAAAAAAGGTTTATTCAAAATCCTAGAAAAATCCATCTTCAACTCAGCCGGAACTTGATTCAATTGCGGCTGTTTATTATAAATAAATTCCGGTTCAACAACACTTCTAGTCCTTAAAGAAGAGAAGTAATTTTCAGAGATTTTGGTAACCGAATCGGGAGCTTCTACTTTCCCTTCAAAATCTCCTAATAAAGACACTGGCATATCTTTATAAACAATTTCATTTTGTACATTATCAATGCTAATGGTATATTTACGAAAATTGTGAACCATTAAACACAATTAATTTCGGAGAACTTCAAATTTAATTTACATTTCCTAATTTCCGCGCTAAGTGTTGAAGCTCTCACATCACTTAACTTTTATAAACGGAACAAAAGGAAAATTTACAAATATTTCCGACTACCCCATGATAATTCATAGGATTTATCATCGTCGAAAACACTTATCAAATAAGATTCAGGAAGGATGACACAATCTATATCATTCTCCCGAAGCTTGTTAACAAAGTCGTTCCTTAACAACTCCCAATTTGGATGCAAATAAATTTCTCTTTGAAAACAAGCTAACTTATCTCTCATCACTACATCTAAACTCTTGGAACCATCATACCATGATAACCCACTATACAATGTTCGTAAATCTAGGGGACACATAACTCTTTTCAATTTATGGTGAAAGCGAAATGCTCTCTTTAAAAAGGATATATCAGACAAGGGTGTAACCGGAGAAGTTATATAGCGCTTATCAGACGTTGTCATATCTAAACCAATAGAAACAAAGAAATCTCTCATGGTTAAAGCATTCAGATTTTCTAACCTTCTTATTCCCACTAATTTATCATCACCGTATACATAATCAACTACACAGTCCCAAAATTGACCGAGGTTTTCTCCATGAAATCTCTTAAACCACATCGCTGTGTAGAAACGATTTACCAGACTGTTAAATATAGCTGTCAAAAAACTACCAGAAGGCATAGAATGAGTAGTTAAATATAAATCGTCCATCACAGCCACTGGAGTTGTATTAAGATTTTGCAAAATAAAAGACGCTATTCTCTTATCTCCCTCACAATATTCCAACAAAACCTCTGACACTGCTTGCTGAACCATGGACACCATTGAACCATCCCACCTAGCTATATCTCCATCAAATACAACATCACAACTAAGTAACTCTCTATAAATATCATCCCATTCTATATAAGGATTACACCCAATCATCACTTTATTGAATTTTCTATTACTTATAATGTGCTCAACCATTTTACCAAAATATTTCTTGGTCAAAACTTGACAATAGATAGTACTAACCCTAAAACTTCTTGGAACTCCTTCCTTTTCGACGTTTCTTATCTCATCTTTCAAAGTTTCATACCATAAGAATTTATCATTATCAATTCGTCCTGCCTTAATATCTTCTTCTATCTTTTCTAGCTCAATCCTGAAATCATCTTTATAGCAACCAGCTTCAAAATCTATATAATCAGATTTCAGTTTCTTACACTGATATCCATTACTAGAATCTTTATTCAATCCAGCTAAGAATTCATTACCTTTGACTATCTCGTTCTCAGTTAAGGTTCCGTAGGCACCCAGCATAGATCTTAAAACTTGTTTCCCAAAAGCAATTTCAGATTGGTCAACCGTGGAACACAAACCAAAAGATTTCTTCGCAATAGTTTTAACAGTACAAGGACCATCAACAGTCAAATTGCTCGGTTGTCTACTCAGAGGAAAAACTCC